TTATATTTTCCACTTGATGACAATGTCCTCAGCTGTCACTCTAACCTTGTTTATAAGCCCTCTAACAAGTACTTTTTGACTGTCGTAGTCCATTGAAAAGACTTTCTTAGCGTTTAGCAGCTTCCTCATCTCATCCTTTCTTTTGTCTTTCCTGAGCGCTGGATCGTTTTCCAGTTCAGTCTCAAGAGTTCCCCTCATGCTTATAAATTCGGCTGACTTGCTCTGTAATTCCTCAAGGGTAATGCGGTCATTTATGTATAGATCGTTAAGTCTGCTCAATTTCTTTGATAGCTCCTCTATTTGTCTCTTGTAGCTCTCACGGTCTATAGTTTCAGTATTGTCCTCAGAAAATATTTTGTCCAGGTAACCAGCGTCATCTTGCAGCTTGCTGATTTCTTTTAGCACATAGGCCTCTAGCTTGTCTTTGTAGTAAAATCCTGAGTCACACTTTTTATTGTCATTGTAGGTAGTCACACCTCTCAACGTTCTTGGGTGCCTTTGATGGCATTCATATTTTTTAAACCTGCTCCCATCTTTTCTCTTTACACCTAATATAATTTTTAAAGGAGCGCCACAATATCCACATTGGGCAATGCCAGAAAGAATGTACTTGGCTTGGAATGGTCTAGGGTTGACATTCTCAGCAGCAGTCCGTTGTCTGATTTTAAGCTCAGCTTGAGTCTTGTCGTAGTCCTCTTTTGATATGATTGGCTCGTGATTACCTGGATAAATTTCTCCCTTAAACTGATTGAGACCACAATAGACAGGGTTATCTAGTATGGCCCTGACCGCCCGATAACTCCAAGGCACATGCTTTGGGTATTTCTCATTTAGATCATCTCTCAGCTTAGTAATGGATCTCCCTCTTATGTAACTTTCAAAGATAAACTTAACAGCCACGGCCTGGGCTGGATTGATAGTAATGGTTCCAGTGTCTCTGTGATAGTCATATCCATAGGACGTCTTAGCCCACATCATAGACTTTCCAGCTTTAGCACGTCCTAGCTTGCCAAGTTGCATACGTTCCTTAATTTGCTCCCTTTCTAGCTGAGCAAACACAGAGAGTAGCCCTATCATAGCCTTGCCAAAAGGCGTAGAGGTGTCAAAATTCTCCTGTAGGCTCAGAAAGGCTATATTATTCTTTATGAAAATGTCCTCAATTAGGTAAAGCGTGTCTTTTTGACTACGGCTAAGACGGTCCAGCTTATAGACTAGCACTGTATCAAATTTTTTCCTTTTAGCGTCTTTGATAAGTCCCTCTAGCGCTGGTCTGTCAGTATTTGCTCCTGAAAATCCACCATCAGTATAGATTTTATAGACATTCCAGTCTTTAATATCGCAGTAGCTAGAGAGCTTGGCTTTTTGCTCATCGATAGAGTACCCCTCCTCAACCTGTGAAGTAGTAGACACCCTAACGTATATAGCCACTTTATTTGTTGTTATCATTGCTTTTATACCCCCTTTTTGATAAAATAGGGTATAGTAAAGAGGGCTTTTTAATGCCTCTTACTACACCGATTGCCTCACGCTCTGAGTCGCCAAACTTTGAGAGCGTGGGGCTTTTTTTATTTCTTAGACTTAAATACACATCCACAGTTGCGACAGTGCCAGTTGTGTTTCCCTTTTTTGCCCACAAATCCAAGTAGAACGAATGGCCAAGCGATAAGCCACCCAATACATCCTACACAACCGTTGAAACTTTTGCGCTCCTGCATCATGTATTCAATTTGATCACTGCCACATTTTGGACAACGTTTTACATATTTAGCCATTATTTTATATCCCTTTCTTAATTGTGCTAAATTTTTTAAACTTTATAAATATCTACGACTTCCCCAATAGTTCGGATGTTGTCGTCCTCTGTTAGATGGATTTCTTCATAGCTATTATTTAGACTTTGTAAGTACCAGCGTCCATCAAAATCACGCTTTAATTTTTTAACAAAGTTTTTGCCATTTACCTGAAAGATACCGATTGAATTGATATCAATTTGACTAGCTACCCTGATAAATAATAGATCATTATCTTCTATAAGTGGCTCCATTGAGTCGCCAGCTACTTTAGCAATAGTGTCATACTCGTTAGGAACATCATTGGCTCTCAGTCTTACCTCCATATGGAGATTGTCCTCTTGAAAAGTACCATGTCCAGCAGCTACCAAGCCCTCTACATAATCAGTAATGTAGTCTTCGTCATCTTGAGGTTTGTCAAACATAGAAATAATATTAGAGTTCTCTTGCTCCTCAAGTTGCTCCTTAGCATAATTAAGGACTTTCTCCTGCCTTGGTTCTTCTAGTTTGTTGTAGATCGGCAAGATTTTAGCCTCATTGCCGTTGAAATAATCTAAAGGTACATCGAAATAATCAGCAAGGACTCTGACTGATGAAAGCCTTGGCTCTTCTTTGTCATTTTCCCATTTAGAAATTTTCCCTTTATTAAAGTTCATAGTATCAGGATACCTATTGTTTAAATTGTTAGCTAACTCATCAAGAGTTAAGTTATGTTTCTTTCTAAGTTCTCTGATTTTGTTTCCAATCATTTTTCCACTTCCTCATTTCTTAATAATCATTATACTATAAAAGTTTCGTTTTCGCAAACATTTTTTAAAAAAATAAAAAAAGTTGTTGACAACGAAACAAAGTTAGTATATACTAGAACCATAAAACAAAGTTGCGAAAACGACAACTTGGAAAGGAGAGGCCTATGAGCGGTGTAATGGTGCTAGATAAGCCGTATCTAAATTTGAAAAGCATTATTGTTTCAAAAGGAATGAAACAAAAAGAAATTGCTGAACAGTTGGATATGGACAAGTCAACTTTTAACATGAAAGTCAATCGTTACCGTGGACGTGATTTCACATTTTCGGAAGCTAGCAAACTTTCAAAACTACTAGACATCAAAATGGAGGATTTCTAGTAGTTTTTTTAGAAAAAAAAGTTGCGAAAACAACAACATAGAAAGGAGATCACATGAATGAACTCATCAACGTAACTCTGAATGATAGTCAGGAGCCAGTAGTATCAGGCAGACAACTACATGAGGCGCTAGAGGTAAAAACACCTTACTCAATGTGGTTTGACAGGATGACTGACTATGGTTTTGCAGAAAATCAAGATTACATTTTGCTTAACAATTTTGTGAAGCAAACAGGACGAGGGGGTCACAACAAAGTTGACCACATCATCAAGCTAGACATGGCCAAGGAAATTGCTATGATCCAGCGAACGGAACGAGGCAAGCAAGTCCGACAATACTTTATACAAGTAGAGAAAGACTTTAATAGCCCTGAGAAGATTATGGCAAGAGCTTTACTCATGGCTGATCAAAAAGTCCACAAGCTGGAGGCTAAAATTGAGGCCGACCGTCCCAAAGTACTCTTTGCCGAGGCAGTCAGTGCAAGTCACACATCTATCTTAGTCGGAGAGCTTGCTAAGCTACTCAAGCAAAATGGGGTAGACATGGGAGCTAATCGCTTGTTTAATTGGCTCAGAGCTCATGGTTATCTCATCAAGCGCAATGGGCGTGACTGGAACATGCCTACACAAAAAAGCGTAGAGATGGGACTCATCAGAGTCAAAGAGACCAGTATCACACACGCTGACGGCCACATCACAGTTAGCAAGACACCACTTGTCACTGGCAAGGGCCAACAGTACTTTATCAACAAGTTCCTTGATCAGGAATACTTGACAGGATAAAAACAAAAAGCCCCTCTGGAACGGCAATTCCATTGAGGGACTCAGTAAAACATTTACGAGGTAATTATATCATGAAAACAGTAAAAAAGGAATGGGAGCCACGAATTGTAAACATCATGGCAGATGGCTCTCAAGTTGACGATCTGACAGGATATGTCATCCCTGCTGGTCATTCGTACTATGACATCATTCTAGGAATGCACAAGCGAGAGTTACAGAAAGGGGCTTAAATATGAGGTATGCAGTATATAATCAGGAATACCAACGAGAACTACACTCAGATGAACAACCACTCAGCTCAAAACTCAGAGCTGAGCTTGCAAGCTAAAGGGTTGCTATTGGTACTGATGTCTAACAAGGACACATGGCGCCCTTACATTGATGAACTTTCAAAACGTTCCAGGAATGGGCGTGACGCTCACAGGGCCGCTTTTGATGAGCTGAAAGAGGCTGGCTATATCCGTGTCTATCGTAAGAGCTTTGGCCGTGGTAAAGGTATCCAGAACTTTCCTTTAGTTCAAGACGTACCAATTTCAGATAGTTATTGGGAGTATTGGGTAAGTAATCTTGAGAAAGAGTTATCCACAGAATAGCGAAAGGGTTCATTTACAACTTACTGACTTTACAAAGTTGAAAAGTTCAAAAGTTGAATTTTACAAAGTTGAAAAGTTCAAAAGTTGAAAAATCCGACACTAATAATAACTAATAAATAATAATGACTAACTTAATAATAATCTAAGCCTAACGGCACTAACTTAGTAATAACTACTAATTTTACAACAAACTACTACTAATCTAAATAAAAGAAAGGGATAACTGAGTTATCCACAGGAGAAAAATCATGATTGATAAAAACCAAATTATCAAAGCGCAACAAGAAAAAATTGAACGTGTAGAAGAATTGCAAAAACAACTCCATGAAATGGCTATGTTTGGAATGCTTACAATCAAAGTCTTAGGGCTTGGTGACAAGCATGGACTACTTGAGTGCTCAATGGACATCATGCACAAAGCCTCACACGCAATCAAAGATGTGCTAGACGGCATGGATCCAAAACAAGCGATTAAAGAGAACTTGGCAGAAGTAGACGAGGAGGAAGAATAATGTTAGCAAAACTAAAAGAATTTTTTGGACTAGATGATCTTTGGGGTGATGGCCAATCAAAATCAAACAGCAATTTGATTGACGTCAGAACCCTCCAAGCCGAAAACAAACGGCTTAAAGCCATCATCAAGCAACAGAACGACCTGCTACAAGAGCTCTTTGAGGAAAATATGGATCTTGGACGTAGTCGCAGACAGTACGCTGATACAGTCGCAATGCAACAGCGCCTGATCAATGTCTATCAAGAAAAGGCAGGGTAGGACATGGACAGAGGACTATTTGGCACCTTTGACTATGACCGTGATTACTTGCAGCCTCCTGAACCAAGGGAAGAACGTGACCCAGCTGATTATGTATTTAGTGCTGGTCAATGGATCTATGTAGGAGATTGCTAGCCTATGAATAGAGAACACAACGAAAGGTAGAAGAAAATGAGTTACGAACAAATTTCAGAGTCAACATACTATCAAAACATGAGCTACTGGAACAAAGTTGCACAAGATTATAGAGCGCTAGGCGGTCTAGGAATTTGTGACGACGAAACAGGCGAAGAGCTTTATACAGTATAAGGAGAAGAAGATGACTAATAATCAATTATCAACACAACAGGCTAAACGTGACATTTCTGTCAATGCCCTTGACTGGACATTTGAAGACATCAAACGTTACTTTGATCCTCAGAATTTACTTACTGAGAAACAGGTGGGACAAGCTTTGTCACTTATTAAAGGGCGTAACCTAAACCCTTTAGCTAACGAGGTCTACATTGTAGCCTATAAAAACCGCAATGGAGGGACAGAGTTCAGCTTGATTGTCTCTAAAGAGGCTTTCTTGAAACGTGCGGCCCAGAGCAAAAACTATGAGGGATTTGAGGCTGGCGTGGTTGCTGTAGATAGAGATGGCGTTATGCACGAACGCAAAGGGGCTCTTATGCTACCTGGTGACACCTTGGTAGGCGGTTGGGCTAGAGTCTATCGCAAAAATTTCAAAGTACCTGTAGAAATTCAGGTATCTCTTGAAGAATACAACAAGAAACAAAGTACCTGGAACAGTATGCCAGCTACTATGATCAGAAAAACAGCCCTGGTTAATGCTCTTAGAGAGGCTTTCCCTGAGGATTTGGGGAATATGTACACAGAGGACGACGGCGGAGAGACATTTGACCGTATCAAAGACGTCACACCTCAAGAGAGCCGTGAGGATGTCGTAGCACGCAAGATGGCTCAGATTGAGCAATTCAACAAAGAGCAAGCCCACACAGATCCTGAACCTACTCAAAATGAGGAACCAATCCAGGGCGAGCTACTAGATGACAACGAGCTTGAATTTTAGAGAGGAGCGAACATGCAAGAATTACAGGTAAAAGTAACACAAGCACAGGTTGAAATCATTGACCGTGAGAAATTTGAGCAAAATATCAATGAGGTTGTAGCCAAGTATCAAAATTACACGGTTACAGCTGCAACCATCAAGGATGACAAGCAGACACTTGCCGATCTACGAAAATTAGACAAGCAGGTTTCTGATGAACGGATCAGGAATAAGAAAGTCTTATCTGAACCAGCTGACGAATTTGACAAGTATGTCAAGAATGCCATCCAGCCTCTAAAAGACATCATCACCAAAATTGCCAGTGATGTCAAAGAGTTTGAAGAACATCAAAAGGCTGTCAGAATTGACACAGTCAAAGGCTATCTAGCCAACAAATCAGCTGAGTACATGCTGGATCCTCGTCTCTTTGATGAAAAGGCCCTTGAGTATGTCAAGGCTGGCGATTTCATGGCAGACGGCGTGACGCTTAAAAAAGCCACTATGAAGTCACTTGATGACATGGTCACATTTGAGTTTCAGAAACAGCAAGAATTTGAAAAGGCTAAGTCAGCTATTTCAGGCCTCTGTGCTGAGTATGGCATGACTGACTCACCGTACATCCGACAACTGAAAGATTTGACTCTTGCTGAGGTTTTTGAACAAATCAAAGCTGACTATGAATTTGAAAAGCAAAAGGAAGAACTCAGACAAGCTCAAGAACGAGTAGAACGAGAGCAACAGGAACTTTTAGCAGCCCAACAAACCAAACAACAAGAACAAGCTCCAAAATCAACGGAGACCCCAAATTTTGACCCAGAGACTGGCAAAATCTTGGACGGTGGGCGAATCCCCCAAAATGAGCCAAACGCTCTCAGAGGGGCTGAAAATGACTCTGACGACTACAATCTAAAAATGGGGCTCACAGTGTTTTTTAAAGACCTGGAAGAAAAAGAACGATTTAAAAAAGCTTTGTCTGACGCAGGCTTTGAATATAAGAAAAACTTTTGGTACAAAGGCTTTGGTTGGCTTGTACAACCGTTAAAACAGGAAGAACTTGCAGATAATTTAGAGGCTATCACTGTCAAGAAAGTCACCGAAAGGCAGGTGTAGCTATGGACATCAGAGAAATATCTGACAGCGTATCCATCTACTCAGACGGCAAGAGATTGCAAGTTATCCACAACTTAGGGGATGAGTTTATCCTTGATTTCAAGGTGGGAGAGGATAGCGTCTGGAACCTTGATGGTCAAGTCGTAGAAATTATTGACATGATTGAGCCTGTCTTTAAAGTCTGTGGCTTTTGCTCAAAAGCTGGAGAGGGTATGCAGCGCTTAAAACATGCCATCATCCACTTTGAGAGATTTGAGCAGTATATCAGAGACAATCAGGATGACCTGATGGTCTGGTGGCACAATCCAGGAGGGGAATGTGATTAAAACCGTGTTTTTTTCATGTGATTACCCACATCATGAGGCGATTGACGATCAAATAAATAGCTGGCTTGCCGAAAATCCAGGCATTAAGTTGATTGACATCAAATTTCAATCAAATGTGTCTGCTGTCGCTGACAGTGTCGCTCTGCTAGAGAGTCGCAACAGTCAGCACGGACAAGGCAACAGTTTCCAAAATGGAAATAGCTCGCCTTTTGCCGATCCTAACCCATTTGACCTCCCAGCTGACGGTTTACCATTTTAGGAGGTATCGATGTCAAATAAAAAAATGACCGTTTGGGCATTGTTTGACAGTGGGAATGGTAGCTATACAAAAGGCGTGAAAGTCCTGAATAGTTCGGGGGGGGCTAACATTGACATCTATCCAATCGGAATAGACATAGAAAACAAGAACGATCATTTTATAAATTTGAACCTTGCAGACTATGGGAGATTATTTGGAGACAACACGCTCTTTGATACGCTTGACAAGTTGCCAAAACCTGATTTGATAATAGCTAGCCCACCATGTGAAAGCTGGAGTAATGCTAGTGCTATGTGCGAGGGTAACGCTTGCTGGAAACAAGAAGACCTCTCAGATAGCCTCTTTGCTCCACAAAGAGAGCCTAGCATGTTTACCATCAGGAACGCCTCTGACTATGAGAAAGCCTATATAAATTATCAGTATGACCGTCAATTTATGAAAAGGGTAAATGGGGAGCTTTGTGCTTTCAATACCATTGAGATCATCAAGCGGTATAACCCTAAATATTTCATCATAGAGAACCCAGCAAGTGGGCGCTTGTGGAAATATATTGAGGATGTTATGGGTTTCAAACTCCCACATCTCAATCTCACACGCTACAACAATTATGACTACCCTTTGCAGAAACCTACAAAATTTGCTAGTAATCTTGATTTGGGTCTTAAAAATGACATTATTAAGCCAGAAATTGAGTGGGGAAAATTCTCTAAGTCATATAACGAACGGTCAAACATTCCACAAAACCTAGTAATAGAGATTTTTACTAAGGTTTACAATCAATTTTTACAGGAGAAACAACATGATAACTAAAATCAATGTCCCAAAAACATCAATCGTAATCGAGATTGAAAATAAAGAAATCAAAATTGAGAACATCATTGGCTATGATATGAAGATGATTTTTAGGAACCAGGACGCAGAGCCGTCTTTAGATGAAAATGGGGACGTTTTTGAGCCTCTTTACTGGCTAGACATTAAGGCGAAACCTGAGGAGGACATAGAATACCATACGAGCTTAGGAGTGAAGAAAGAGAAAAGAAAATTAGCTGAGTTACAAATATTCTTTGAATATATCGAGGCTAACAAACAAAATCTTTTTGATCTCTGTGGATTGAGAGGGGAGCTTAGTTAGGATGAAATTAACCCTGAACATTGAGCCTAAGCCTCAATCACGGCCACGGTTTGCGAGGCGTGGGAATTTTACCACGACTTACGAAGATAAGGATATGAAATCATGGCGCAATAACTGCCAGTTGCTCATTGCTAATCAGTACATGGGGCAGCCTATTCTTGAGGGAGCACTGAGGGCAAAGGTTAGATTTTATATCAAACCTCCTCAGTACATTTCTAAGGTCAAGAAAAACCAGCAGGCCCTCCTAGATGAAATCATCCCAGTAGGCAAAAAGCCTGACATAGACAACTACGAAAAAGCCCTATATGACAGCATGTCAGGGATCGTATTCCAGGACGACGGTCAGATAGCGCTGCATGATGTAGGTAAGTTCTACAGTCTTAACCCTCGCATAGAGGTAGAGGTGGAGGTCATGAAAATCCCTGAGTATTTGAAGAAATGAGGAAATTAAGATGAATGTTGTAATTTATTTTAAGAATGGTAACACAGCATATTTTAAAGATGTTAAAGATTATAAACCAGACGCTGAAAACATTTGCTTTTCTTATTTTGGGGTCTCATCCCAAGAAAGAAAAAAAGCTACTTTTTATAAAGACAGCATTGCTGGTATAGCTAGAACACAGGAGGCAGCAGATGAACAAGCGGCAACGTAAAAAGATGTATACTAGGGCCTTTTCTAAGGCTTACGACGAGAGCCTGAAATGGCAGAAAGGAAAAGAGCAGGTGTCTATAACAACGGTCAAGAATAGGCAAGGAAAAGGATTTATTATCACCTCTCTTACCACTCAAGTTGAAATAATGAAACATTTCAACCAGGAACGCATGGAAGAAATTACTATTGAGGGTTACATGCTAGATAATAAAAAATTGGGGTTGATATGAGAATTAAGACATCAAATGACACGATCATTCACGTCAATAAGTCTCAACGCAGTATCACGATCGAGGGCGTCGAATTAAGTGGCGATTGTCGTGCTCTGGTATCTGACAATAAGAACGGAACAGGCACAATTACCCTGATTTTTGACGGTAAGATTATTTAGAGGAGGTAAAATGAAACGATTTATAGCACTGTGGATTGTCTTGTCAGCTATTTTGAATATCTGGCAGAGTATCCAGATTAAGAAATTAGAAGAAAAGCGCCCTGTTGTAATCTACAAAGCAGACAATCAAGGCGCAGAAATCAAAGGCAGAGTCGTCCACAAGGAGAAGATTGGTGACCTGTACACAATCACAATACAGAACTACGGCATTTTCGTAGTCACACAAACAAGCTACGAAACTTTAAGGATTGGAGACGAGGTGAAATTATGAGACCTAAAAAATATCCGTATTCAGGAGCTATAAAAGCAAAGAAAACAACTAAAGAAGATAAGTTGGAGCTTGTAGCATTTCCAAACATTGCGATCAGAAAAAATTTGCTCAAGCATATCTACACAGTTGTCAGCTACCATTCTAGCGCTAGTATTATTTACTTCAGAATTCCAAAAGTTTTTGGGCTTGGATACGATGAACAAAAAGCAAAAGTAAATCTAAGCTATGAGGAAACAATCAAAATACTTAATAGCTACTAAAATAAAAAAGCCAAGACACTCTCTGTCCCAGCTATAATCTCAATAATATTATTATACCACAAAAGGAGATAGAGAGTGAACAAGACTAAAGAGCTGTTGAAAGAATTACAAGACCTTGACATGGACATTCAAAGTCGTATAGATGAAATCAAAGAACTTGAGGCTGGTTTGCTCTCAAGTCCTAAGTGGACTGACGTCAAAGTCCAAGGTGGTCAAGCTAGAAAAGTTGATGACGTCTATACTCAGCTTGTCGTGATGAAAGAGGCTATAGAACAGGATACTAAAGAGGTTATCAACAGAAAGCTTGAATTAGGTAGAATGATCAATAGGCTTAAAAATCCAAAAAGTAGGTCTGTCCTTAGAATGACTTACATTACTAAATTGTATGTAGATGATATCTGTGACAAACTAGCTATCAGCAAGAGTTCGTACTATAACATGCGTAAGATGGCTATTGAAGAACTTAGCACAATTTTAGAACATTTGGAATAATTTGGAACGTTCTAAAAAACGTTGCGTAAAGTTAGACAATCTTGATGTGCACTGTAACAATAATCTGTTAGAATGGTAGTATCAAGAATTAAAGCAAAGGCACCTTAGGCAACGGCCTAGAAAAGCTTCTGACAAACTGCTGGCTTGGGTTACCAGTGGCGATAGAGTAGGATGTTTTAATATCGCAAAAAAAGACTACACAAAATAAAAAAAGAAAGTAATTTCTAATTAACACGCAAGTCTGTAGTCTACTTGCAGTTGGAACGTAGCTCAAGTGGTAGAGCGGTAGACTTTTAATCTATTGGTTGCAGGTTCGAGCCCTGTCGTTCTAATTGTATCTCTGTGAGTAGCTATCACAATAGGGGTACAGGGCGGTAATTAGATTTAGGCTGATTAACCTGTAGGACAGAAATAAAGTAGCGCTATATAAGGTTCTGGTGGGGGAGGCACCCACTTACCGCATACAGTCACTCTTTGAGTGGCTTTTTTATATTTTCAAAACAAATAAACAGCAGGAGGTTTAGGCTTGGGTAGAGCAAGAGACCCCAACCGAGACAAAGCATTTGAAATCTATTCAGAGAACAATGGAAACATTGAACTGATTGAGATTGCTGAGCGTTTGGGTGTTTCAGCTGGCACTGTCCGAGGTTGGAAAAGTAAAGACAAATGGGAACCTAAAATAAAAGGAACGTTCCAAAAGAAAAATACGGAACGCTCCAAAAATCCGAGGGGTGCTCCTAAGGGTAGTAAAAATGCTTTAGGGCATGGAGCACCTAAGGGAAACACTAACGCCCTTAAACATGGACTGTTTGCTAAGTATCTCCCTCAAGAGGTATATGAGATAGCGCAAGAGCTTTCAGAAAAACAGCCTATAGACATCCTTTGGGAAAATATCACGCTGACCTATGCTAATCTACTACATGCTCAGCGCATTCTGTATGTGCAGGATGTCGAGGATGCTACAAGCCTTGTCACAAGCACGGCTAAAGGTGGTGTAGGTTATGAACATCATACAGCATGGGATAAGCAAGGCAAGGCATTAGCTGCAATGGCAAGGGCTCAGTCAGAGCTTAAAAGCATGATTAAGACCTACGACGAGCTTACACGCTCCCCTCTTGTGACCGAGGAGCAACGCTTGAGGATTGATAATCTCAAGGCTCAACTAGGCTCTAATGATGAAGATGACACAGTCATTACTGGATTTACATTTGATAGGAGTGAGTATAATGGCAATACTGAACCTAGCAAAGTTGATTAACCCAGTTTTTGATGAAGTCCTCTACACGCCCAAGAGCCATATAGTGCTCAAGGGTGGCCGTGCCTCTACCAAATCCTCTGTAGTATCCATTGACCTGGTAAATGATTTTATTAATGATCCTATGGGTAATGTGGTAGTCTTGCGAAAAGTAGGTAAGTATCTGAGGATGTCAGTGTATGAACAGATAAGATGGGCCATCTATGAGATGGGGCTAGCTAATCAGTTCAAGTTTGGGAAATCTCCCTTACAAATCACACATAAGAAGACAGGTACAGCCTTTTATTTCTACGGCGTAGACGATCCCATGAAACTCAAATCCCAGAAAATAGCTAAGGGATATGTAATGGCCGTATGGTTTGAAGAACTGGCTGAGTTTGCAGGCCGTGAGGACATTGATATAGTTGAGGATACTTTCATCCGTCAAGAGCTACCAAACGGCAAACAGGTCAAGGTCTATTTCACATACAACCCCCCACGCAATCCTTACGATTGGATAAATGAGTGGGTTGCTGAGAAAGCTAGTGACCCTACTTACATGATACATCACAGCACCTACCTTGATGACAAGTTAGGTTTTTTGTCTAGACAGATGAAAGACAAGATAGAACGCTACAAGGAGACGGACCCTGACTACTACAGATGGATGTATCTAGGCGAGGTTATCGGCTTAGGTAATCATGTTTATAATATGAGCTATTTTAAGCCACTAGAAAGCCTCCCTGATGATGACAAAGTGATAGGTATATCATTCGCCCTAGATACAGGACACCAGCAATCAGCGACGGCCTGTGGAGCTTATGGGCTAACTGCTAAAGGTAATGTTATCTTGCTTGATACGTTTTACTATAGTCCAGCTGGCAAGACCATCAAAAAGGCACCTAGTGAGCTCTCTGTGATGATCCATGACTTTATAGACAAGGTCATGAAGACCTACAGAGTGCCTAAGCTCAAGATGACTATTGATAGTGCTGAGGGAGCTTTGCGTAATCAGTATTTCAAAGATTATGGCGAACGCTGGCACCCAGTGGCCAAGAAGAAAAATCAGACTATGATTGATATGGTTATCAGTCTACTAGCTGAGGGTCGTTTCTACTACCTTGATACTGAGAATAACAAGGTCTTTGTAGAGGAGCATAAGATGTACCGCTATGATGACAAGTCACTCAATACTGATGATCCAAAAGTCATCAAAGAAGATGACCACACAGTAGACGAGTTCAAATATTTTGTCCTAGACAACGCTAGAGAGTTAAGACTAAAAGCCTAAAGGAGCCAATAATGGGAATAGTACAGACTATCAAGAATTTTTTCACAAGGAGCAAGTATGTGATGACAACACAGAACTTAACGAATATCACTGATCACCCTAAAATAGCAGTGTCATCCACAGAGTATGACCGAATAAGGGAAAATCTCAAGTATTATGCAGGGCATTATCCACAAATTGAGTATACTGACAGCAACGGCACGCCTCAAAAACGAGCTTTCAACCATTTACCTATTGGACGTACAGCAGCCAAGAAGATTGCAAGCCTAGTGTTTAATGAGCAGGCTGAAATCAAGCTAGACGACAAGGACGCTAATAAATTCATTCAGAAACAGCTACAAGATGACAGATTTGTAAAGAATTTTGAGCGCTACCTGGAGAGTGGTTTAGCTCTAGGTGGATTGGCTATGAGGCCATACGTCGATAGAGACAAGGTAAGAGTGTCTTTCATTCAGGCGCCTGTCTTTTTGCCTCTGCAAAGCAACACGCAGGATGTCTCTAGCGCTGCTATCATCACTAAGACAACCAAGTCAGAGGGTAACAAGCAGAAGTTTTACACGCTGATTGAGTTGCATGAGTGGGGCAAAGATGACAAGTACACGGTTACTAACGAGCTCTACAAGTCTGATAATCAGAACGTGGTAGGCTCTAGGGTTCCTCTATCAGAACTCTATGAGGATCTTGAGGAAGTGGTAGACCTGAACGGCTTGAGTCGTCCACTCTTTACTTACTTGAAGACCCCAGGCATGAACAACAAGGATATTAACTCAGCTCTTGGGTTGTCTATCTTTGACAATGCTAAGACCACAATGGACTTTCTTAATACGACCTATGATGAATTCATGTGGGAGATTAAGATGGGTCAGCGCAGAGTAGCTGTGCCTAGTCAGATGATTAAAGTTGAGTACGATCAAGAGGGCGAGAATGTCGTGGTCAAGCGTGAGTTTGAGGCTGGACGCAATGTTTATGAGCAAATCGACTCAGGAGATATGGACAAGGGTGTAGGCATTACTGACCTTACGACACCTATCCGATCGGATGACTATATCAAGGCTATCAATAAGATACTAGCAATCTTTGAAATGCAGATAGGGGTATCCTCTGGAACTTTTACATTTGACGGTAAGAGCTTGAAGACAGCTACTGAGGTTGTATCAGAGAACTCTGACACCTATCAGATGAGAAACAGCATTGTCAGCTTGGTAGAGCAGTCACTGAAAGAGCTCATTATCTCAATGTTAGAGCTAGGCAAAGCCTACGGACTCTACAAGGGGAACATTCCTGATATGGAGAAAATCAGCATTAACCTTGATGATGGAGTCTTTACAGACCGAAACGCTGAACTTGACTACTGGGTTAAGGTTGTAAATGCTGGCTTTGCTACGGATGTCATGGCTATTGAGAAAGTTTTGAATGTTACGCCTGAAAAAGCTAAACAAATCAAAGCTGAAATTAGTGGCAATGCTATCAGCGGGGCTAACGACGGCAGGAGTGATGAAGATGTTGAAATTTATGGTAATTGATAGGCTGAGGCGTTTATTTGGAATAAAAAGCCCAAGCAAGCTAATAACTGAGGGACTTGTAAGAGCTTATGAAAGAGAAGAAACCAATCAAACTAAATGATGAGCAGTTAATGCTTGACGCTAGTAACGTTGCAGACATCTATCATCAGCTAACTCTTGAACTCTTTGACCAGGTTATAGACCGTATCAAAGAGCGTGGCTCTGCTAGTCTTGATGATAACCCTTATATCTGGCAGTTGGAGAAAATGAATGAGATGGGCCTACTCAATGAGGACAATGTCAAGCTCATTTCTGATCGCTCAGGGATTGCTGAGGAGCAACTTAGGCACGTTATCCAAAATGAGGGCTATAAAATCTACAAAGACACCAAACAACAGCTTTTAGAGGCTACTGGTGGAGGTGGTTTTGCTGGCAACTCTATCATTCAGACCAATCTAGCTGCTTATGTCAATCAAGCCATGGGGGATATAGACAACCTCATCAACACCACTCTACCAATGAGTGTCAGAAAGGTTTATCAGTCTATTGTCCAGGAGAGCGTGGCCAAGGTTGTCACAGGACTCACTACCTCTGACAAGGCTATCTCTGATACAGTCATGAAATGGGCTAAGAAAGGCTTTTACGGCTTTACTGACAGCCAAGGCAAGCACTGGAAAGCTGACACTTACGCTAGGCAAGTCATCAAATCGACGGCTTGGCGTGTCTATCGTGAGGTCAGGATGGCTCCAGCTGAGGAGTTGGGGATAGATACCTTTTACTATCACAAAAAAGCCACAGCAAGAGAGATGTGCGCTCCTTTACAGCACCAGATAGTAACTACAGGGGTTGCTAGAACGGAAAAAGGGGAGCGTATTTTAGCATTATCAGACTACGGCTACGGTTACGCTTGGGGATGTCAGGGTATTAACTGTACTCATGAAATGACGCCATACATCCCAGGGGCTAACTACAAGCCTGATTTACCTGACGAGTTAAGAGACTTGACACCAGAGCAAGCAATAGAAAATGCAAACGCTCAGGCTAAACAGAGGGCTTTAGAGAGGTCTATCAGACAGTCCAAGGAATTTCTCCACGTTGCAGAGAAACTAGGTGACCAGGAGCTGATAGACAAGTATAAGAGCAAGGTTAGGATCCAACAGGGAGCCATGAGAGACTATCTCAAACAGCACCCTTTCCTACACCGTGATTATGCTAGAGAGAAATACTATGATGACCCTTATACAAAAGCTAAGAAAGAGGTTAAGGTCAGAAAAGAACTTGAAAAGCTGGAAAAACACAGAGCAGAACAAAAAGAAATGCGTGATAAGTTTAATTCAGCTGTTAAAAATGGTATAATTAAGACGGAAATCAATAACGAGCATTTTGAAAACCACATTAGAGGTACTAAGGGATATGAGAAATATCTCCAGAAGAACTTAGAAAAAGGAGCACCTCCACCAAGCTATCTGACAATCACTAAAGAAGAATGTCAGGCACTGGTTGATAGGTATGCTGGAACAGGACAATTCAAGTATGATCCAAAATCAACCAAAATGCAGGAAATTATCTCACAGAATAAACCTATAGGAACCTATATAGATCCTAGAACTGGTGAAGTCGTCGAGAATACTACTGATTTCCGTATTCATTACAGTAAAACAGGCTCACATATTGTGCCAACTATCAAAGGGAAAGGAGACCGTAAATGAGTAAACAACTTTGGAACTACCTACGCTCAAGGGTTCAGGTAGTAAATAGTGATGGCGAAGTCATCAAGGGGCTTGTCACAGATTTTATTGACGAAATGGACAATGATGAGCAAGATGAAATCACTATCCTCATTGACAATCCTAGCCCTGATGAACCAACTGAGATTTCTCTCTTTGAGAGTGAGGTTATCTCAATTAAAGCAATCTCATAGCGCTTAGTTTAATCTAGGCGCTTTTTTCATGCAATAAATTGCTATAAAACACTATAAACCGAATGGAAATCCATACGGTTTTTTCTTTTGCCCTGGAGCATGGCGTAAAACTGTCTTAATTTGTCCATGTGACGTAAAAAAGGAGGAGTTAAGACATGAGTCTTAAACGTGAAATGTTAGTTGAGGCAGGTATCGAGGACAAGGCTGTCATTGACAATATTATGCAAGCGTACGGTGCAGGTATTGAAAATGCTAAATCACAAGCTAAGTCGGAACTACAAGCTGAAAACGAAACATTGAAACAACAGCTTGAGCAACAAACCCAAGCTATCAATGAACTACAGGCCAAAGAGGGAGCAAGTGCTGAAAGCAAACAACAGCTTGAAGAACTAAAAGCCCAATTTGACCAGTACAAGCTGGATAGTGAGGCAAATCTTGCTCAGATCACTAAAACAAACGCTGTAGCCCTTGCTTTGAAAGACGTAGGAGCTTACAACTCAGAGGATTTGATGAAATTCATTGACCTAGACAAAATCGAGCTAGGAGAAGATGGAAAACCTCAATTAGAGGACACAATCAACTCACTCAAAGAGTCAAGCCCTTACCTTTTCCAATCCGAGGACAAGCAGCCTAACCCTAATATCTCTGTGCACGGAAATCCACCAGCAGAAACTGGATACGATCATCTGAGCGCAGAGGACAAAGCCCTATTTGCAGGCTTTGATAGCGTATAAAACCAAAAATAAAGAAAAGAGGAATATTACACATGGTAGTAAATTACGCAGAGAAATTCAGTCAGAAAGTAGATGAGCGTTTCGCAAGAGAGGCTCTCACTACTAACATCATCAATCAGGATTTTGATTTCATTGACGCTGAGACAGTTAAGGTCTACACGGTCGAAACATCAGCAATGAATGACTACAAGACCACTGGTCAAAATCGCTACGGTACAGCTGATGAGCTTGGAAATAGCGTGCAAACTATGACGCTTTCTCAAGACCGCTCATTCACATTCACGATTGACAAGAAATCTCTACAAGGAACAAATGGCGCTATGGCTGAGGGCAAAGCTCTAGCACGTCAAATTTCAGAGGTTGTCATCCCTGAGGTTGATAAATACCGTCTTGCAAAAGCCGTGGCAGGCGCTGACACAGCTCATGTTGCTACTGGTGAAGTATCTAAGACTAATGCTTATGAGCTAGTACTTGAGGGGCAATCTAAACTTGCAGACGCTCTAGTCCCTGTGGCTGGCCGTATCTTGCATGTGTCTCCTAAGTTCTACAAGTTGATTAAACTTGATGACACTTTTGTCAAAAACTCTGACCTTGGCCAAGAAATCACTATCAAGGGTCAAGTAGGTATGATTGACGGCATGCCAGTAGTGTTGACACCTACTACTTACTTGCCTACAGGTGTTGAGTTTGTCATCGCTCACTCAGCAGCTATCACATCTCCAGTAAAATTGGAAGATTACAAAATCCATGACAACCCACCAGGTATCAACGGTAAACTGGTTGAGGGGCGTATCCGCTATGACGCTTTCGTTTTGGACGCTAAGAAAAAAGCTATCTACGTTCACAAATCAGCATAAGGAGGCTAGCTAATGGCTAAGAAAAAAGAAGAAACCACAGAGGAAGTTGTGGAAAACCAAGAAGTGACAGAGGAAGTTGTCAAAAAATCTGTTACTTTGACAAAAGATGGGGTTTCTTTTACCCTATCTGACCCGATCATGATTTCAGCTTTTGAAAATCAAGGATATGAAGTGGAGGAATAAAGTAAATGGCTAAATTTAAAGCGACATCAAACGTTGTCTTTATCGTTGACGGCAAAGAGCAAAGCTATGACAAAGATGTAGAGTATGACATGGATGTCAAGACAGCTGAGCAGCTCAATGCTAAGGGTGAAATTACACACCCTGAGCTCAGCCCGTTCTTTGAACGTACTGACAAGGAAGAAAAAGCAGCAAAGGCGGATAAATAACACCGCCTTTTTTAATTGGAGGTGGTTACTATCGCTTATTTAACACAAGATGAATTTAAGGATTTTGGTTTTGATGAAGTTGAGGGCTTTGAAAAGCTACTAAAGAGGGCAGAGATTGCTATCAACCTCTTTCTTAACAATTTTTACAGCTTTGTGGATTTTGAAAAAGAAATTGAGCATAGAAAGCAAGCTGTCAAGCTGGCTACGGCTTTCCAAGTAGCATATTTGGACGCTAGTGGGATCACTACGGCTGATGATAAGCAATCAGTCTCTACTGTGGTTCTAGGGCGTACTCATATCACCTACAAGAATAGCTCTAGCCAGTCTTTAGAGAGTGCCAGGTATAACTTATCACTTGACGCCCTAAATACTCTGAAATCGGCAGGATTTGGCTTTAGGGGGGTAGGCTATGACAGACATTGATAAACGGTTATTGATCGATACTGTGACAATTCAGAAAACCACAGGAGAAAAAGACGGATGGGGTAAAGAAGTATTTGAGAGCCCAGTGACCCTTAAAACTGTTAGGTTTGACAGACAGTATCAAGTGAAAGGCACAAAGAACAACCGCAAGGAGTCCAAACCTAGCACGTTATTTGTGTACCCTAAATACTGCCCAATCGTCTTAGACAAAACCTTTGAAAATGCCATTATCAACGACGGAGAACGTGAGTACAGAGTGACCTCTGTGGTTCCTGTAAGTTACCCACACAAACAAAAAGTATTTTGCTATGAAGTGGAGTGTATCTGATGGGAACAGGCGTATCTGTCAAGGTTGATTTAAAAGGCATTGAGAAAAAGGTATCCCCAACAGCGCTAGCAAAGGGTAAGTTAGCAATAGCTAATCAGATGTTGATTGACTTTACTCCCTTTGTGCCACGCAAAAGCGGTGAGCTTAGTGGAAGTGGCCAAGCGACCAAAGACGGAGTTAAATATCCTGGTCCTTATGCTAGAGCTCAATTTTACGGCTCAAGCTACAACAAGGCTAGGACGTTTGTCTTTAGGAAATACACCACACCTGGAACAGGTAAGCGGTGGGACTTGAAAGCCTCAGCTTTACATTCTGCTAAATGGGGGAAAGTCGGTCTAAGAGCAATGGGAGTAAAAGCATGAATAACAATGATTTTTCAGAAGTCCTCAGAGATTTCATCAACACACTAAACCTCCCTCTGGATTGTAAACTTGATTACTTATCAGAGGGGGAGGATTTAGTCCTTTATCCTTTGCCTGGTGGGAAGATTTTAAAAGAGTACATGAACGGCAAGCAGGACATTAGCCTTGTCTTTGAGGTGGCAATCAAAACGACTGATCACCAAAAAACAAGCTCTATTTTGTGGGCCATCAATCATGCTCTCGCTGATTTTAATCTGGAACTACCTAGCAAAAACAATTCATATCAATTCAGAGGCCTTGAAGTATCACAGCCATTCTTAAATGACCGTGATGAGCAAGGCTTTTATATTTACATGTTAGATGTAACGGCAAAATTAGAAACAAATGGAGGAAACTAAATGCCAAAAATGAAGAACGCCAAGCGCAAACACTTTCTTGCGCCATGGTTACCAACAGCACCAGCTACTGAGCCAGGTAATGACGCCTGGAAATGGCTTGTGGGGGGGGGGACAAACCCCGCCGAAGAATCCCAT